CTTCCGTGCTGCGTACAGTTTCTCGAGGACCGTGTCCACGTAGACGTCGGTGTACATGTCCATGTCCTTCGGGATCTCGCCGAGCAGTTTCCTCTCGGCGTCGTGCCTGAACTGATTGATCTCTCCGTTCGCCAGTCTCAGCTTGAGCTCGGCGACAGCGTGGGCTTTCGTTCCCTCTGCTGCGAACTCGCTGCTCTGATCGCCCAGCCTCTCAGTGAGTCGGGCATGGAGTCGGCCAGACGGAGGGCAGGCGAGCCAGCGGTGTGAGGCGCTTGGGGATAATAGGGAATGCTGACCGGGCATGCAATCACATCGCCTCCAGTTTCTTCATCAGTGCGCCATACTTGGCGGCGGGCAGCGCACGGAAGTCAGCCACCCCAAACTCGGACAGGACTTCCTTCACGTCGACTCCCTTGGCCTTGACCTCGACCAAGGCTTTCCTCACCTCGGAGGCGTCGTAGGTTTTCTCCTCGACGGTCTTGTCTTCTGCGGTTTTTTCTTCCACCGCCGGCTCGGCCGGGACAGTGGGCGACGTCGAAGCCACCTCATCCCACGGAGCCGCCGGTGCGGTGAACGGAACCACGTTGTCCTGCGCGATCTCCGCAACCTTCTCGGCCTGCTGCTTGGCCAGACCACGCTGCTCCATCAGGTCCTCATACGCCTGCGCATCTCGCAGCGCGATGATCTCATCGACCGTCAGCGCCAAAGCGTTGAAGCACTCGATGCTCTGCATCAGCATGTGGTAGGCAGGCGAGGTCGGGTCTGTCTCCGGGATCTTATCGACCAGTCGGAGGAGCTCGTTCTTACTGAACTCTGTCATACTGTTTTCCTTTCTCAATCAAATTCGCTGTGTCGTCTGCTGTGGTAGTGGTGCCGGTCGACGTATCCGGCGGTGATCATGAGACGAAAGGCCAGAGGACAGAGGATGCAAACCGCCACGACGCCGGTGACAATGGTGTTGTTCAGCAACAGTGCGATAATCGCGCCGGTAATCGCCAGTCGTTTCAGTGTCATGCGCTTACTCCCTCCTCATACTCTCGGACCGCCTTGTCCGTGATCCTGTACTCTCGGCCCACTCTGAAGGCCGGGAGCTGCTTGCTTCTGATCATTCGGTAGATCGTGTCCGGCAGCACACCCCAGTGCGCGGCCAGACTATCTACGGAATAGATGATGCTGGGATCGTAACTGATTGCTGCCATCTGTTCTCACCTCCGAAACAGAACCTCGACCGGGACGCCGAGTGTTGATGCGATCTTCCGCAGGGTCTCCGGCTCCGGCCACCGACCTCCGTTGAGTATGTAATAGAGAGTGGAGTGGTACACGCCAGAGAGCCGGCAGAATGCTTTGTTCGACCGTCCGGTTTTCTTCTGCCATTTCTTAAGCAGCCTGCGTAAGTTTCTGGCGAGCGTCACCTTCGGGTCCTCCACCCACATACCGGGGCAGACAGGTTTCTTTTTCTGTGCTTCCTGCATCATGGTCTCCTTATTGATTGCCGCTTCATGTGGCATCAATCGGCAAAAAATAAAGCCTGCACAGTGGTCCTGTAGTGCTTGGCCAGCTTCACCTTAACCTCGTCACTCGGTCGGCGCTTCCCGGTCTCATACATTTGCAGCGCAGACAGGCTGATTCCAACTGCGTCGGCTACGCTTCGCCGGCTTTCTACGCCTCGCGCTTTAATAAGTCTCTCCGGTACCGTCACGCTCTCACCTCCTTGTCCGGAATGCCTCTTCATGTGGCATGATCATATTACCACTTGGTGTGGCAAAAGTCAACACCTCGGGTGTGTCTTTCTTTTGTAACTTTTTCTTGACGTCAGCCACACGATGTGTTATGTTAAGTTACAGGAGGTGGTATTGTGGCCACGTTTAAGGATCGATTCATCTATTTAAGAAAGCGCAGCGGTCTCTCGCAGCAAGAGATTGCTGAAGTTCTTTCGGCGATCAGTGATACCAAAATATCTCGCACGACTGTAAGCATGTGGGAGGCCGGCCACCGTATGCCCAGCAGAGAATCTCTGGAAGCTATTGCAGACCACTTCAACGTACCGATGGACTATCTTCTCGGGAGAGAAGACGACCCGACGACCACGGTGAGCATGTCCCCTGAGATCACCATGATCGCACGTGCCGGTGCCAAGATGACTCCAGAGAAGAGAGCGGACATGCTGAAGATCCTCAAGACTATCTACCCGGAGGAGTTTGAATGACAGACGAGCGCCTGCGTGAGATCATCCGTGTCGTGAACACGGTCGTGAACAGGCATGTATATACTCTGCCTGTTGATATCGAGGCCCTCTGCCACACCTTCGGGGCTCGTATGACCACGATCGACGACGCTGTGGCGCTGGGCTTGGATCGGGACACCGTACTCAAATGTATCGGCAACAAGGACGGCGTGGCCAACGAAGGCCGCAAGGTATGGGGCATCATCTATAACAAAAACGCGCCGGTTAACCGTCTCCGTTTCACCTTGTCCGAAGAGCTCATGCACCATCTCCTCGGCCACACCAAGGACCCGCGCTTCAACGCGCTCGATCCTTCCTATGACCACGCCACCTACATGCAATACGAGGAGGAGGCCAAGGCTGGCGCCGGCATGCTGCTCGTCTCTCCGCTTCTATACCATCGCTTCAGCCGCACGGTTACCAAGGCGGGCATGGCCGATATGTTCGGCGTCTCCCTGCCATGCTTATATATGGTGTCGCAGCTTTACGAAGGGCCGCAGCGCAGCGTGATCGAAGAGACCTTTACCAAGAAGACGCTGTTCCTCGAGGACGCCAGACCGAGACGTGATGCCGGCAGGCGGAGACCGATCCTCGTGAGGACGGAGAACGGAATGCTTTAAGAGAGGGAGCTGACTGTATGAAAAAGAAATCCATGCGCTTCATCGTCACCGAGTGTCTCGGTGGCGGCGACGGCGGAGACGTCGAGGTGGAAGTCGAAGTCACTGCCGAGGAGATCGACCAGATGAAAGAGCTCGTCCGTGAGGAGGGTGGGGACGAAGACTATTTCCCTGAGTATTGCCCGTCCCTTTTCGAGAAGATCAAGGCGGAGCTTCAGGAAGACGAGGATGACGGCAGCGAGGTGTACTACAAAGTGCAGGTCCCGGACGCCATCTACGACGCCGTCGAGAAGGAGGACACCTGACCAAGGCGGACACCTTTTGCTTCCAGAATATGGATAGGCGGACACCTTTGTGTGTGAAGGTGTCCGCCTTTTTTATGCCAGAAAATTGAGGTCTCTCTTATTACCCGAAACAAAGGTGGTCACGTGTCCGCCTATACTTAAAAGCATTGGTATTACTATATTTTTAGGCGGACACCTTTGGTTATAAGGGTGTCCGCCAAGGTGTCCGCCTGTCCGCCTTGGTTTGGTTAGGCGGACACGTGACCACCTTTATAGGGGATAATAAGAGCGAGTACTTTTTGAAGGTGTCCGCCCTTGACTTTTTGGTCTGCATCAGATACGTTCTGGTCGAGGTGAGGGGAGTGCAGATAAGGGAGCGCGAGGTCGAGCGGCATCTGGTTAAGGTGCTGGATGATATTGGTCTACGTTGCGATAAATTTGTTCCTGATCAGCTGGCAGGAATGCCGGACCGGATCGTCTTACTTCCTGATAGGCGGGTGATCTGGGTCGAGACCAAGAAGCCGAAGGGTGGACGGGTCGCCGAGCTCCAGAAGTATCAGCATGAGATGCTGCGGAAGGCAGGGCACGAGGTCGTCATAATCTGGACGAAAGAAGAAGCGGATGCTTTAGCAGCGCGATTAAAAAGAGAGCTGGCGCCGGGAGGCTGACCGAGCTCTTCACATAAAAGGGGAAAGCCCAGGGCGGTTAAACGTCCTGGGCTTTCTTTATTTTCTCACGAACTGCTTGGAGTATGAACGCCTGCACACTGAGGCCTGCCGCCGCAGCGGCCTGTCTGATCTCGGTGCCCTCCTCTATAGTCGGGCGGATCTTGATTTGGTCATGTACAGCTTGGTACTTTTTGACTGCGTCCTTGTTGGCCATAGCGGCGCGCTCCTTGATGCTTACTCTGACTGGCATTGTATCACCTCCTCTCTTACCGGTCAAGGCTTTGGTTACTGCATGATCGGCTGGACCTGAGTGCCGTCGAAGAAGCTGGCGATGTAGGTCTCGCCGTCTCCCTTGCTGGGGTAGCGGAGCTCCACCTGAAAGCGGGCCTTGCTGCCGTGGATGACCTCGTATCCGATGTCGTGCCACTGCTTCCACGTGAAGGTGAACACCTCGCCCGGGATACCGGCAGCGCGCTTGGCCATCTGGATCCTCTCGGAGTTGATCAGCTCGACCTTAGCTCCGTTCCATGCCCGGTGCAGGGCCTCGCCCCAGCTGATGCCGTACTTGTGCTTGAGCATGTGCGCTCTGGTGTTGATGATGGATCGGTTGTAGAACATGTTTTTGTTCCTCCTTGTTTTGTGTTTATTTTTTGAACTCGATCTCGAAGAGGAAGAACAGCGCCTGAGCGTATTCCTCGTCGTGGATCAGGCAGCGGCTGTCTTCGAGGAAGTCTTCGGTTGGGTCGAGCCACTCGGCGGCGTTCGTGAAGTTGCGGAGTCTTTCGTCCTCGCGCTTCTCGACTTCTTCGCCGTACGCGAGCACGAGCTTGCGGATGGTCGCGTCCTGGTAGAAGTTGTACGCTTTGTTGGCGAACTGGACCCTGATGCTTGAGACCCAGCGGGACGACAGTTTACAAAGCGCAGATAAGTACTGCTTGTACTCCTCGCTCAGGATGATGCTAATGTCCTGTCCTTGTGAGTTGGTAGCCATGTTGTTTTCTCCTTTCTCGCCTGTCATCATCGGCACCGGTAGGCGATCTCCGGTGGACGCCCCGAAGGGCGTTTCGACTTACGGAAGGATCTCGATCAGGAAGCTGTGGGGGATAAGCATTGTGGGCTGATCACCGCTGCGGTACAGGGTAAGGAAGGTCGCATCGCTATACTCGATGTCTTCCCTCGTGATGTCCTGTGGCTCCGGCATGGCTGTGATCTTGACGACGTCGTCGATCGTGCTGGTGTTTTTGAAGACGCTGCTGTTGTACATTCTGACTTTCATTTTCGTTTTCTCCTTTCAGTCATCCATGATTTCGATGCGGGAGATCTTCTTCCAGCGGCAGCCTTTGCCGCTCTGGAAAATTGCTCTCGCTTCGGTCTTGTTCTTGGCGTCGATCAGCTCGTTGGCTTCCCGATCCTTGCCGTAGCTGCATTCGTCAGGGCAGTGCGGGCAGGTGTAGGTTACTTTGTAGACCGGCATTGTGGAGCCTCCTTGTTTTGGTAGCGTGACCGGGGTTGTGACCGGTCTCCCGCATTACCTCCGGCGATGCCGGAGTCACTCTGCGTTTTAGTAGATCGCTGTGCTGGTTCGAAATCCGTCGCGGTTGACTGCGGAGACCGAGCGGTCGGCTCCGTACAAGCGGAGCATTCGGCGGGAGAAGCGAGTCACCTGCGCTTTCGCGGTGGCTCTGTTTTTGTAGTGGCGAGTTTCTTCGGTGCCGGTCAGGCAGTTGCGGAACAGGACATCTACGCTTCCGTCCCAATGGATCGTGTATTTATACTCGCAGAACGGTTCGCTTACGGTGGGTGTATTCATTTCATGCTCCTTTCTTCATGCCGCGGATCTTCCATCCGTAGACCTTCGCGATCGGATCTCCGAGGCGGACGGTGTAGCGGGTGATGTCCTTCCGGGTGGCGCTGCCGTAGTAGAGCTTCTCGCAGAGGTTGCGGCGCTGCTGTTCGGTGGTGCCGGGCTTCCACATGCGGTAGGTGTAGTAGTTGGCGCCGTCGTGGTGGGCCTCCCGGCAGCAGAGATCTCCGAGATCGTCGAGGTACCACTCGGCGGAGCTCTGGCAGTGGAGGTTGTGCTGGAGGCAGTTGCTGAGGTTGGTGCTCATCAGCAGCCGGTAGCCGGGCGTGCGTCCGGTCCAGAGGCCGAGGTCGGCGATGATGACGATGGACTCATCAAGCGGGATGTTCAGGTTCATGCGCTCGTCTTCGAGGTACTCGTAGTTGAGCATTTCGGCGAGGCGCCAGCGCTCGTCTTCATCGGCTTCCGGGAACTCCTCGTCGAGGTATTCGGTCCAGTCGTCGAGGTTGATGTCTTCGCTCCAGATCACGTGCTTTTTATTCATGTTCATTTCCTCCTTGTTTTGTAGCGGGGTTGTGACCGCAGCCTTACGGCTCCCGCATTACCTCGCCCAGCTGGGCGAGTCACTCTGCGTCAATGTGTGTTCAGCCAGGTGTTGATGGCCTGGATCTGCTTGGGGTCAATGATCAGGATCTCGACACGCCACCAGTCGCACCGCTTGGTTTTGCTCTCGTCTTTGACCTCGAAGCGGATGCCGTTTCGGCGGAGGAAAGATCTCAGGAGATCCTTCCTCTTTTCGTTGCCGGTCTCGTATCTGTACCACTCTCTGCTCATGCCGTCGCACCTCCAAGGATCAGGTCGATCGCCTTCTCAGCTTTGCCCGCAGCGGAGACGAACATCATCGGATCGTTCTTGATGTGCTTGGACCAGCTCTGGACATACGCGGTGCTGTTGCGGAAGCTGTTGCCAGACTCCATGCCGAGAGTGGACAGGATGGAGGCCGCCGTGATTTCTGCGACCAGCTCCTCGCGGCTGTAGCTCTCGCTGCCGAATGCGGCGTTGGCGTCCTTGCCGGAGAAACGATTGAGGCGGGAGACATGGCCGGTGCTGTGGCCGAGCTCATGGAAGAGGGTGCTGTAGTACTCGGCGATCTCGCTGTACTGCGTGATGTTCGGGACGACTACGTTGTCGGTCATGGGGGAGTAATAGGCGCGATCGCTGTTGCCGTTGCGCTCGACCGTGAGAGTCTTGCAGCGCTCGATGTAGCTGGCGATGATCGCCTCGGCGGTATCGTCATACTTGTGCTCGCCCTCATCAATGCCGGCGACCGGTTCGTAGTGCCACTTCGGGAAGCGGATCACGATGGGGTCGGGCTGGTGCTTGGGCTCCAGACCTTCGACGTCGTCAAGGGAGAAGACGGTGTAGTATTTCAGGATCGGGATGATCTTGACGATCTTGTCGCCGTTCTCGTCGCGGTCTTCGGTCTCCTTGCGGAGCATGTTCCAGTACAGGATCTCGTGGCCTTTGGCGCCCTTGCGGATCTTGCCGCCCTCAGTCTTGGCCTGCTTGAACGTGATGAACTCGCCGGTGTGGCCGGACATGGCCAGCAGGAAAGTGTTGATGCCGCTGTAGGGTTTGCCGCTGCGGCTCCAGAACTTAACCGGGACGGAGATCTCGGTGTAGCCGTCGATGACTCGGATGCTGTTCGAGCGATTCTTCCAAGGCTTGGTCCAAGGTAGGACGCCTTCTTTGTCGATGGTCTCGATCATACGATCGACGACGCGCTTGGCTATCTCGTTGTTATTCATGAGGGGGACCTCCTGATTGTTAGATTTGCGTGGCCGGGCTTGTGACCGGCGCTGCCGCATTACCTCCGGCGATACCGGAGTCACTCTGCGATTCAGTGATGGATGGTCTCGTCGATAGGCTCAGCGCCGAATCCGTATCCCCGAGCCTGATCGTATGCTGCCTCGAAGGTGTCGTGGTAGGCGTAGCAGCTGGCGACGCTGTCCGTGAGGCCATGTCTGCGGACGACCATGAACTTGCCCTTGTTCGTGTTCTTGATGACGTAGGTGAAGTACGGAGCCATTGGTTTGTCCTCCTGTTGTGTTGAGCTCGGGATGAGGTACCTCATCTCCCGGCGAGACAAAGGTACCATGAGGGCCCTCACTTTGTCAACACTTTTTTTTCGAGAAAATTGAAAAAAAGCCGCAAACCGTTGCAGCTCTAAGGAAAAAATTTTTTCAAAGCGACAGCACAAAATGCAAGGAAATCGAAAAAAACATTGCAAAAAGTGCTATGAATCACGCAAAGCAGGGAGACCGGAAACGGCCGCCGGGCTGCCCGGCCCGGGGCGCGTCCTGTGTGCTGGTCCTGCTGCCCCGGCGCCGGCCGGCAGCGCTGCCCGATCTGGACCTGATGCCCTGTCACGCTGCTCGGTTAGCAGCAGCTAACGTTGCACCTTGTTGCACTAAAAGTAAAAGCCCCGCGCCGCCGCGCCTACGGCCGCAGGGAAAGCCCCCGCCGTGGGGCGGCGGTCTGGGGAGCAGGCGCCCGCCCCTGCCCGCCCTGCCCCCTCCCGCCCTGCGCGTTTCAATGTACACGAGCGCATGCGCGGATCCGCGGGCGCGAGCCGACCCCCGGTGCCGCCTTTTGGGGGCGGGGGGTTACGTAGGAAAACGTTTAGCCGATGGTGAATGAGCACGCCAATCGTTCCAGAAACTTCCACCCCCCTATCTCTAAAAAGGGTACCGGGGGACCACCTTTTTAGGGTGGTGTGGGTGGCTATATAAAATTTGTGAATAATGGGAAAAAGTGCAGTAAAGTGCAGTACTTACAGGTCCTATCATATATACTGCAATGAAGGGCAAAGGAAGACACCACGCCTCTCAACGATGCGGACCACGGTGTCTCTTTTTATACATGCCGGGCATACGGACCGGTACGTCGGCTGGCGACAGAAAAACCAGACACGGGCGGTCAGGCGTATAGCCCTTCGTATTGCACGGCCGCCCAACCGAAACAAAAACGCGCTGGTAACCCCAGCGCTTTCTTATTGCTTACACGAAAGGAGACGGTGCATATGGGTCGTTCGAGAGAACAGATGCTGGCGATGGGAATGCACGTCATGACCCCCGAGCAGAGACATGAGGCAGCTGTGCGAGGTGGCAAGAACAGCCAGATCGCAGCGCGCCGCAGGAAGAGCATGCAGGCTATCGCCCAGGCAGTACTGGAAATGAAGCTGCGTGATGAAGGCGAGGTTCGCCAGGCCCTCCGGGACGGCGGCATGAACGACGCCGACATCAACTACGCAGCGGGCATCATTATGGTGCAGACACAGAAGGCAATGTCGGGGGATACGAAGGCTGCCGAGTTTGTCCGCGATACGTCCGGCCAGAAGCCTGTGGATGGTCTCGTTGTAGGAAACCTGGACGACAAGCCCTTCGAGACGATCGATCTCACGTCGCTGACTGACGAGCAGCTGAGAGAACTGACTCAGATCAAGATCGAGTCGCAGATGGAGGAAGAAGAGGAGTAAGGCGTATGCCTGAGATTTCCAAGGAGCAACAGATCCTCCTGCTCAAGGCCGAGCTGGCCAAGAGAGAACTGGCCCGGCGATCGTTCGCGGATTACTTGGCCTATTCTCACGGGGCCAGCTGGAAGGCTACGAAAATGTCGACGTACCTCGCGAACGAGGTACAGGCGTTCCTTGAGAAGAAGACGGGGAACGCATACGACATCCTGATCATTGAGACGCCGCCACAGCACGGCAAGTCGATGACGATCACTGAGAGTCTTCCCGCCTGGTATATGGGCAAGCACCCGGACCAAAGGGTGATCATTGCGTCGTATAACGAGGAGTTCGCCGAGCGGTTCTGTCGGAGGAACAAAGAGAAGGTACAGTTATTCGGCGCGAATTTGTTTAAGGTTGGGATCGGCAGCATTAACCGGTCCACGGAGTTCGAGCTGGACTATGGCGGCGGGCGGCTGCTGAGTCGAGGCATCATGAGTGGCATCACCGGTAACCCGGCGAACCTGATCGTGATCGACGACCCTGTTAAGAACATGCAGGAGGCGGACAGCCCCACCTACAGAAACAGGGTGTGGACTGAGTGGCAGGCGTCTATTAAGTCCCGACTCCAGGCCGGCGGTAAGGTCATCGTGATCATGACCCCCTGGCATGAAGACGATCTGGCCGCGCGCATGCTGGCCACGGAGCCGAACGTCCGACTGATCCGCCTGCCCGTGGAGGCAGGTGAGAACGACCCTCTCGGTCGCCAGCCGGGCGACGCGCTCTGCCCCGAGCTTGGGAAGGACAACGCATGGCTGGCTGACTTTAAGCGGTCGTATATTCACGACCCCGCCGGCGGCGGGCCACGTGCGTGGACGGCGCTGTACATGTGCTCGCCCCGTATCGAGGGCGGCAATCTTGTGCATCGGGATTGGTGGCGAACGTATGATCCCGACGAGACGAAGCTGTTCGGCACCGAGGTCATCTCGGTGGATGCCGCGTTCAAGGACGCGGAGACGAACGACTATGTATCTATCCAGGTCTGGGGGAAGCTGAGAAATGATTACTACCTCAGATACTGTCTGAATCAGCACCTTGATTTCCCGAGTACGGTGGCGGCGATCCGAACGGTCAAGCAGCTGTACCCGAGAGCCACGACGGTGTTGATCGAAGATAAAGCGAACGGGTCTGCCATTATCCAGACGCTCCAGCGAGAGATGTATTGCATACCTGTTCAGCCGATCGGCGGTAAGGTCGCGCGTGTGAACGCGATCTCGGCTGCTATAGAGAGCGGCCATGTGTTCGTGCCTGACCCGGCGAAGGCGCCGTGGGTGAACGACTTCATCGATCAGTTCACGGCGTTTCCGAACGGAGCGCACGATGATATGGTCGACAGCGCATCGCAGGCCCTTAACCGCCTTATTTATTTCAGCGGCGAACTTGCGCCGCCTCCGATAGACGATGAGACCGAGCTGCGGTTCAAGGCAGAGGAGATCGCGTTCAACGATCCGAACGTACTGTTTGATCCGTACCGGCAGCAAGGATGGGCAATGTAAGTGAGGTAGATTTCAGTGAAAAAGGATTCAGTAAACGACTTCCGTCCTCCGAAGGGCGGCGAGCACCAGGAGGGGCGAAAGAGAAAGACCGAGGGCGAAGGCGGCGGTCTGTACCGGCGCGACCCGGTCTCCGACATGACGGAACAGCTGCTGAGTGAGCAGTACTCCCAGGGGCAGTCCCACAGGAAGTCGAAGAGGTAACGCCATATGATCGAGATGCTTTGTGGCCTGCTCGGCGCGGCGCTGGGCCTGGCCTTTTTTGCTGCCGGTTTCTGGTTCGGTCGGAAGAGCGTGGGTAGTGGAAAGATTACCGGCGCGGATAAGTACCAGCCGAGCGAGGAAGAGATCGCGGAGCAGGAGAAGGTGAGGGAGCGCCTGCGGCAGGAGCAGGAGGCGTTCCACGATCTTGTCGGCTACAGCGCCGACGTTGCATACGGCATCACGAAGATGCCCGGCAAGGAGTGAGTATGAGGCATGGCGAGAGCTAAAGACAACAACATCACGAAGGCTTGGTACTATTACGAGCTCGGTCGTGAGTACAACAACCGATTGGTCCCGAATCAGTACCGCACGGTGGACACGAACTGGGAGTTCTACTCTGGCAACCAGTGGTTGCATATCCCGGAGACGCCCGCCATGAGCAGACTGTCGAGACCGGTCTTCAATATTATCAAGCGCGTGACGTCGCTGTTCGTGGCGCAGATCAATGCCTCGGCGACCACCGTGTCGTTCGAGCCGCTGAGCTATTACGACGGCACGAACATGGAGGACCCCGACACGAACGCCGCGGTGTACGCCACCGAGGAGGTCCGCAATCTGTACGAGAAGTTCAAGATGGACTACCGTACCAGAGAGGCCCTGTTCGACGGAGCGGTCACCGGCGACTACTGTGCTCACTTCTACTGGAACCCCGACGCGATGCCCTACGGCGGCGCATTCAGCAACACCCGGGGCGAGATCGAGATGGAACTGGTGGACGGCATCAACGTCATGTTCGGCAACCCGAACACTGATGACGTCGAGAGCCAGCCGTACATCCTGATCATCGGCCGCGATACTGTTGAGAACTTGAAATGGGAAGCGAATCAGTACCGCAAGAACAAGAAGGGCCTCGGTAAGAGCGGCACGGCTTCCGATAAAGATACTGTCGAGTCCATCACCGGCGATGCCGAGTGGCAGTGGCAGAGCGGCGTCGGCGGCGAGACCGAGATCGTCGGCGACGATGACAAGACCAACAAGGCGCTGTACGTGTACCTTTACACGAAGGTGACCAAGGAGGAGACCGTCCTCGACGATGATGGCCTGCCGGTCACCGAGCCGGTCGTGGACGAGAACGGCGACCCGGTCCCGGAGACGGACAAGAAGGGTAAGCCCATCCTCGACATGGACGGCAACCCGATCTACAAGACCAAGCCGGTAAAGAAAATGGTCACCTCTGTTCATGTAACGAAGGCGACCAGGAGCGTCAATATCTTTGAAGATGTGGACACCGGGCTGACGCACTACCCGATCGCGTGGGCGAACTGGGAGAAGCAGAAGAACCAGTACCACGGCAGGGCTCTGGTCACCGGCATCGTTCCGAACCAGATCTTCATCAATTCGATGTTCGCCATGATCTTCCGGCACCTCCAGCTTCAGAGCTTCCCGAAGACGATCTACAACGCCGAGCTGATCTCGCAGTGGAACAACGAGGTCGGTGTGGCTCTGGGCGTCAGAGGACTCCAGCCGGGGCAGGATCTGAGATCCGTCGCGACGGTGCTTCAGCCGTCCGATATGTCGAACCAGATCGTAATGTGTATCGACAAGTGCATGGCGTACACCAAGGAGTGTCTCGGCGCCACAGATGCCCAGATGGGCAACCTGGCACTGGAGAATACCTCGGCTCTTATGGTGCTTCAGAGTTC